AGGCATACAGACCGCTGGAGAAGCTCCACCGGCAAAAGCTGCCGATGTTGGGAATTGGAATGCAGTAAATCCGGTTGTGTCTACGTCGATGGTGATCGAGGAGACCGTTGCGGAGTTAGTTACACTCAAAATCCGAGCTGCACCCGATGGGTTGCTTGAGAATGGGCCACTTCCCGACTTAGCTGTTAAATTGCTCAACTGAGTCATGCCGTAAGGCGTTGGGATTTGGAAATCTACAAGTTCCCCTGGTGTGTATGGGTTTTGTCTGAAGAAGTACACGACTGCTTGAGTCGCTTGCGTGATGTAAGCAACTGGCAATGTGTTAGGTAGAAACTTCCCTGGATAAACCTTTTGGTAAAATCCAGTTGTTGCGTTCGCAACCACTAAGCCCGCACTCGCAGCCGATGCAGCGTATCCAAGCGTAATGCTTGTGTTGGCTGTAATAGCTGTGATTTGGTAAAGGTTCGGGCCGCTAATTTGCTGACCACCGACGATATTGATTAATCGAACAGTATCGCCCACAGCAAGTCCTGCTGTGTTTGCAGTGGCAACAACAAATGTCGTTCCATTGACTGTGGTAACCGCAACTTTAGCAAAAGTTGGAGGGTTAGTTTGGTCAATGAAAGTGAATCCACCAGATGTGCCTTGTGAGGCATACGTGGTGACACCGGCTCCTGTAGAACTTGGTTGCCCAAGAGCTAAATAGGAACCTTGCGCCATCGAGCTAAACCATTCGGAATAGATCGGATTGGCGGCGGTTGACTGCGCACCCCAGTTAGTCAAATCCTTGACAAAAACCCAATCAGGTTTCGCTGTCATAGGAATGTTCTGAGCAACTGGTGTCGCTGCGTTTGTGTAGGTCCAAGACCCAATAAAAGAATATGGTAACATGTGGTGCCTCCTTAAATCCCTGTTGAATGTAAGTTTTGAATCCAGAGATCGTTGGTGATGCACTGACCTTGATAGAACGAGCAACCGGCTGTATGACGAAGCATACATGGGTCGTTGTTGTATCCAGGAGGTAGGTAGATAAAGCGAGCTTTACCACCTGCTTGCCACACGACTTTGTAAGCCTCTTTTGCTGAAACAAAGCAGTTAGCAATGTCATTTCCAAGCATTGAAGCATTGGGAGTGACAGAACCTTGCTCAGAAGCAAAGAAGCGTACGTTGTTAGCTCCGCCGATCTCGACGCTCAACGTTTGCGAGATGTTCGGATACTGGAATTTCTTGATGAATCCAGTCATGTTGTACAACACAGGGATCATCCTAGTAGTCAACATGCAACCATAGGCATCGCCAATTGGTGATGTTCCAAAGCGCAATTCAGCTTCTACGATGTTTGTGATGTACTCACCACTGTTGTTCTGAAGAACAGTAAAGACGTCGTCCACATCAGAGATTGTCATCTCCGTTGGGATGTCGCCGTTAGTTCCGCCAACACAGTTGATGATTGACGCTGAAGACTCCAAGTTATCTCTCTGGAGGGCATCTTGGGTCTCACGGAGAGACTGTCCAAGGCGAGCCGCGGCAGAATTTAATACGGGGTCTTCATTGGTGATCGTGACCTGACGAGTCAATACGATGTAAGTCGCATAGACGCGTACACGGCAGTCCACATCAACGCGGTTAAGCTGTTGTGGTGGTGGGTTGTTTTGTCCATCATCGAGAGGCACTTCAAACAGGTCTAGCCTGTCATAACGTGACTGACGATCAATGAACCCTTGATTGTCTGGCAACTCCACTGGTGTAGCAAACAACTGGTGAATCAAGTTGTGCTCTGGAGTCGACAGCAATTTTGCGTTATACCGCTGTTGTATTTGCGGTGGTAACGATGCGATTGATACTGTCATAGTTCATGTTCCCTTGACCCTTAGGTCATTTCGGGAACCGAGCTAGCGAGGGCTGCATAACCGTGCATCTCACGATAAAGATCTTTCTTCATAGCATCGGTTAGCTTGAAAGCTTGGGCTATAGGCCGCTTATCGTAGGCCATAGGAGACGTTACCGCCTTCTCTGCCTTCTCGATAGCCTTGTCTACTTCCTTCTCTCTCCTACTCTCAGTTGCTTTTTTCGAAAGCCCCATCGCTTTGATGTATTTGTAGCTTTGTACTCCGATTTTGTACGGGTCTTTTAGATCCGCCATCATCGCCGCCAACTCAGGTTCCTTTTCTTCCAATATTGATAAAGTTTCAGGATTGACGACCTCGGAGAAATCTGAGTATTGACGATTCAAGCGATCCATGAATTGAGTATCCTCTTGCTTCTTGAGGGCTTTTTGTACCTCACGTTGCACGAGTTCCTCGGTATTTTTGAGGGCTTTCTGAGTATTTCTCTCAGCTAGTTTCTTCACCTTACCTAAAGGAATGAACTCTTCATCACCGATCTTATCGAACTCATCGACTTCCTGTTTGGCAGCGGGCGCATTAGAAAGCTGGGCTTGCATAATGGCCATCTGATTTTCACGAAGCTGTCTCAGTTCTCTTTCGAGTTCGGCATTCTTAAGACGCATCGCCTTCAAGTGCTGGTTTGTTACCGGCTCTTGACCTTGCTGAGTCTCTTTCACTTCATTGACTTGGGCTTCTACCTGAGGTGCTACCTCTTGTACTTCGCTGTTTTGGATTTGAGTCTCAGTCATGAATGTTCCTCTTTGTTCGGTGGTCGGCTAGGCCCACATTACGCCGCGACGGAAGGCTACTCCGTCTTTTTTGCGCCTTACATTGACTTTGTTTAATAGAAATAATATAAGTCAAATAAAAGATAGATCAGATGATTTGTGATAGTTGCAAAATTGACAGATTAGTTAATGATTTTATAAATAATCAGAAATTTTGTTATCGCTGCGTTTATCGGGAAAATCTAATGAAATCGACGGAAAAGCGAACAGAAAAGGCCTCCTTTTGCCGCACATGCGACAGACAGATCATCACAAAGAAAAATGAGAAAAAACGTCAGCGAACCGTCTTTTGTTCATGCGAATGCGCAGAAAAGGGACATAAAGAGCAACTAAATAACCATTGGACTAGGAAAGTGCCTTCAAATCATTCCTGTTCGAAAAAGGGAGAGTGTAAATGGAACTCAAATCAAAAATCGACCCCACTAGAGAAACCGCGGGGAAAATATATCGCGATGCGCAGATTAACGGAGAAAGAGGAGTTGTAATTGGCGACGTCAACCACGAAATCAAGAAAGATTTAGTGACCGATATCAATGAAGCGATAGAGCAGGGCACAAAAGAAATGGAAGGGAAGCCTTTTTACCTAGCCATTTATGAGAAATATGACCTCATGCTAAAGCGTGGGCTAGTTAGAATTCGCAAGATCACCAAGTATCGCCCCTATCCGGAGCAAGACATGATGGCTTTCCACGTCTATCCAGGTGGAGACGTCTATTTCTGTTGGGAATTGCCTCACAGATCGCAAATGATGAATATTTTGATGAGTCCAGAGCTTTTTGATCCGGCTCGTGTTGAAATGATCAAGAGATGGGAAAATCTTCAGCTCGAATACTTCGGATTTAAGAAAGACGAAGAAGGTAATTGGGTTGAGAATCCCCTTTATCGTGGGGATCATTTGATGGGTGCGCCAGAAGGGCAGAAGCAGACGAAGATTCTAATCGCCTAGCCAATTTCCCCAGCGCTTGAGATAGACCATGACTTCATACATCTGGTCTAGCCCAAGCTCTTTACACCATTCAGCATCCTTGAGAATAGCCTCGTGTTCAACACGTCCTCGGACGTTGATGTATTTTACTGCCGGAATTTCGGCGGGAGGGTCTATACCCCCAAAAGGATCATCTTGCATATCAGTTCTCACAAGGTTTAAATGTGTGTAATGTTCTTTGAATCGGCACGGACATCCCGTGCCACAGGTGCGAGCGAAAACGTATTTCCCTTGGGACTTACAAAAGCACTCCAATGTATGTTCGCCACAATCATCACATTCACCTGACATTTTCCTGCCTAGATTTCATGTACTTTTGTACATACGGCTCAATGTCGTCTCTCATTTTCCCGTCAATTATGTCCTTCAGTTCGGTAAGATCAGACATTTCCATGGAATTCCAAATTTCTTCGGCAAAATTGACGAAAAATTGCTTTTCTTGCCCCATTTCTTTAACCATTATTGCTGATTTCATCATGGCCATAAAAAGAAACTGCATGGTGGGATGTAGGTTTTTAATATCCATTTTGCGTTCCTTCTTTTGTTAATTTGTCATGTATTGCCTCAACTATCCATTGAGTTCTAGTTAACCATTGTTTACTTTCTACAGCTTCATCTAGTTTATCCAAAATATTTTTTGGTATTCTAATTAATACATTTTTGAAGTTCTTATCTTTACTAGACTTAACATCTGCCCCTTTATCAATAAAGCTATCTATTGAAGGGCTTTTTACGTTTTTCTTTACGGACATATGTCTCCTATATGTGTTGCATATGATTGTTATATATCAGCTATATATTGACATGTAAAGAGCTTCCATCTCATGGCACGCTTTTTTATCTGGAACAAGCATCTCGCATACGCCCAACCCTTCAGCCGCTGCGTTTCTAAAAGCCTTACGATTTCCAATTGAGTTCGATAGGGTATTAATCTCGGCGTGTTCCTTCAAGATTTCTATTGCCTCTTGATTGTCCCTTCCTGATGGGTCTGCTTGGCTTATGACTGCATAAACCATTAAATTGGAATTAACACACTCTGATAAGATTCCTTTGATAGGAACGATTGTCCAGATGTCTATGGAGCTTGGTTTGAAGGGTAGGATAAGCTTGTCGGCTACGCACAATGCCGATCGCTGGGAGGTTGTATCGCGCCCCCCCGTGTCGACGATGATATCGTCGTAGTCTTGCTTAAGTCTGAGAAGATTGGAATAGATAGCCTTCCCAGACATGCAAACCGTCGAGAAGGTGCCCTTTAATAGATCAGGTTCGCAAGCGTCTCGTTGTTGAGACCAGTCCCATGCGCTTTTTTGCTCGTCTGCGTCAACCAGTAAGACTTTCTTACTAGCTGAGCGCATGACGGCTAGATTGGTCGCAATGGTTGTTTTGCCACTGCCCCCCTTAATGCCACCGACTACAATAATCATATAGCTCCCATATGTATGTTATATATAAAACATATAACATACATAGGGAGTCTATATAGGTCAAATATATTCATGAAAAAGACGGGTCATCATGGAGTTGAACCATGGCTTCCACCGTGACAGGGTGGCGTGACTACCGCTGCACTAATAACCCA